AGCAACAATGCTCATTAGATCAATAGCAGCTTGTAATGCCTTATGTGCTTGTAAAGTATTCATGTTTTATCCCTTAATGATAATGATTCGCATTTAGCCTATGTGGCCCTGTTTGCGTTGTTGTTGGGTTAAGTATACACCTGATAGTATAATTGTAAAGCTTTATTTCAGTTTATTTTGCTTAAGTCTTGAGCTTTATTCACATAGAGAGTCTTGAGTATCACAAGCACTAAACACTGTCAATAGATAAATACATAAAAGTAACAATAAACACTCTAAGCGCATTACAGGCGCAAGCAATAGCAATGGGTCGAGGTTGTCTTGTGTAGGCTTAAGAGGGCTTGTGAGGCCTTGAGGGGGCTTGTGGATAAGTTATCTACATGTCCACAGGTTTATCCACAGTGTCTATAGTCTCCATAGTCTCCATAGTCTCCATAGTCTCCATAGTCTCCATAGGCACCCACTTAAGCATACACTTGTCAACTCTTGTGACTAATGTGACCTAAATAGTCACGCTATTGACAACGCAAGATCCTTATGTTAACTCAAGATGCCTAAGGTCTTGAGCATACATCAGACCTTATGTCAACCCCCGTGACTAATGAGCCTTGAGTAGTCACAAGATGACTCAGCAGTCACAGTAGTTGACTTAAGGTCTGATGTATGCTTAAGGACTTGAGTTATCCACAGGCTGACTGTTGATAAGCTGTGGATAACTTCGGGGGACGGGGGGGGGGGGGTTTCCGTGGATAACTGTGGTAGCCTCAAGTACATAAAATAGGGTGATTTTGGATTCCAAAGACCAGTCTTAAGTCACATATGTCTACACTGGAAGACCACAGACAACACATTGATTACTAAAGGAAAACATAAGAGCTCATTAGTATTGTTAATGGTGATCATTAGCTGACCTAATGCTACTTAAGACTACTTAAGACTCTTTAGACTATTCTTTAAGTTATTAGTAGATATAGCTTGACTTAAACAGTAAAGTATGCTATAATAGTACTTTAGACAACAAAGTAACAAAGACTCTTTAAAGTTTATCATTAATAATTATTAAAGAATTAACTAAAGAGTCTTAAGTACTTAAGTACCTAAGACACTTAAGCATATAGTTGACTGTGATTCTTGACACAGTGTTTTGTATTGGTCAGATTTATGTCAGCCTTAATCAACTTAAGTATCTTAAGATAGACCTAACACTAAAGGATAATCTATTTGTATGAAACCCACTAATGATCCCGAACCAAAGAAAGCCTTAGGCAGACCTAAGAAAGTAAAGAAGCCGAAAGGTGTCATGGGCAGACCTAAAGGCACTCAAGCTATAATTAATGAGTACCGTGATAGGATGCTAGCCAGTCCTAAGTCTGCTAAAGTTCTAGAGTCTATCTTCAATGCAGCCTTAGACGATGATCACAAACATCAAGCCAGTGCTTGGAAATTGGTTCTAGACCGTATAGCGCCTACAGCAGCCTTTGAATCTGAGTTATCTAAGGGTAGTGGTAAGTCAGCTATACAGATTAACATTACTGGCATAGGTGGCGCTACAGTTGCCACTGATGACCAAGACATCACTGATGCTTCATATGAGGTTGTATAATGTCCAGTGACTTACAGATTGAACTATTGGAATGGCAAAAGAAAGTATGGGCAGACGACACACGCTTTAGAGTAGTAGCTGCTGGCAGACGTTGTGGTAAGTCACGACTAGCTGCTTGGTTATTGATTGTCAATGCTCTACAAGCTAACTTACCCAACTCCCATGTATTCTATGTAGCCCCAACACAGGGGCAGGCTAGAGACATCATGTGGAAGCTTCTAGTAGAGCTAGGTGCTCCTGTAATCAAGTCAGCACATATCAATAACATGCAGATTACATTGCTTAACGGTGCCACCATAAGCCTTAAGGGAGCCGATAGGCCAGACACTATGCGTGGTGTAAGCCTTAAGTTTCTAGTGCTGGACGAATATGCCGATATGAAATCTGAGGTCTTCGAGGAGATCCTACGTCCTGCCTTGGCTGACCAAAAGGGTGGAGCACTGTTCATAGGTACACCTAAAGGTCGTAATCACTTCTATGACTTATACAAATATGCAGAGCTTTCTGGTGATGACGACTTAACATTCACAGCATGGCACTTTACTAGTTACGACAACGAAACCTTAGACCCTGAGGAAATAGATGTAGCTAAGAAGAGTATGTCAACACATGCTTTTCAGCAAGAGTTCATGGCATCCTTCAAGAACCAAGGCTCTGAGATGTTTAAAGAGGAATGGTTAAACTTTGGCAATAAGCCTACTACAGAAGATGGTGACTACTATGTTGCTATAGACCTTGCAGGCTTCCAAGATGTATCTAAGAAGAAAGGTAACACAAGCCGTTTAGACTCTTCGGCTATTTCTGTTGTATTTGTAACGGAAGACGGATGGTTTATTGAAGATGTTATACATGGACGATGGACACTAGACGACACAGCTAAGAAGATATTTCAAGTGGTCAAAGACTACAAACCTATGAGTATAGGTATAGAGAAAGGTATCTCTAAGCAAGCTGTTATGTCACCGCTAATGGATATGATGAAACGTCAGAACTTCTACTTTCGTGTAGAGGAATTAACTCACGGCAACCAACGAAAGACTGACAGGATCATGTGGGCCTTACAGGGTCGCTTTGAACATGGTCGTGTTACACTAAACAAGAAAAAGAAAGAATGGCATCCTGTCTTCTTAGATCAGTTATTTGCTTTTCCAGACCCACTTACCCACGATGACCTAATAGACTCCCTAGCTTATATTGATCAACTTGCTAAAGTAACTTATGCTGGCAACTTTGAAGAGCTAGATAACTTTGAAGCACTTGACTCACTCACTGGATATTAATTTATGAAAGCATATATGGACTCAGACAATAACGAAAGTACAGAGCCTCTAATGGTGGACGAGTCACTAGAAGATTGGGTGATGCGTAAGGTAGATGATTGGGGTGACTATTATGAGCAAAACTATGCTGATAAACACCAAGAATACTATCGCCTCTGGCGTGGTCAATGGGCCGCTGAAGACAAGACACGACAGTCAGAGCGTAGTCAGATCATTGCTCCAGCACTACAGCAGGCCGTAGAGTCTAACGTAGCTGAGATAGAAGAGGCTACCTTTGGTCGTGGCACATATTTTGATATTAAAGATAACATGGGTGACTCAGACACCAAGGACATAGCGTACCTGCGTAATAAGTTACATGAAGACTTTGATATGTGTAAGATACGTAGGGATGTCTCGGAATGTCTAATCAACTCTGCTGTCTTTGGTAATGGCATGGGAGAGATTGTCTTAGAAGAGATTAATGAGATGAAACCTTCTACTGAGCCAATCATGGATGGTGCTATGGAAGCTGTAGGTGTAACTGTGTCCAAGCGCACTGTGGTACGCTTACGTCCTGTCTTACCTCAGAACTTCCGTATTGACCCTACAGCCACTAATATAGAAGAAGCCCTAGGTGTAGCCATTGATGAATTTGTAGGTGCCCATATTGTTGAGCAGCTACAGGAGCAAGGCGTCTACCGTGAAGGTGCCGTAGGTTCAGCCTCAGAAGATTTTAACATTGAAGCAGATCAAGACCTAACTGTCTACGAAGATGATAAGGTACGTCTCACTAAATACTATGGTCTTGTGCCTCGTCATATGCTTGAGGCAGAGCTAGATTTTGAACTAGACGAAGAAGACAAAGAAAGTTACTATATAGAAGCTGTTGTCATAATTGCTAACGAAGGTCACTTACTTAAGGCCGAAGCTAGCCCGTACATGATGAAAGATCGCCCAGTAGTTGCATTCCCTTGGGACGTTGTTCCTTCACGCTTCTGGGGTCGTGGTGTATGTGAGAAAGGCTACAACAGCCAGAAGGCCCTAGATGCCGAGCTAAGGGCACGTATAGATGCTCTGGCACTAACAGTACACCCTATGCTCGCAATGGACGCTACACGCATCCCTAGGGGCACTAAGCCAGAGATTCGTGCTGGTAAGCTACTCTTAACTAATGGAGATCCACGTGAGATCATTAATCCATTCAATTTTGGCAACGTAAGCCAAA